CGCCCGAGCTCACCTGCTGGTCACCACCAAAGCTCAGCACCGCGCAAGCTGCGCCAGCGTCAGTGTTGTTGTAGATCAGCGCGCCAGAGCTGGTAAACGTAGCAGAGGTCCACGTGGTGTCAGCAAAGTCACACACAGCAGTCGTGCCGTCAGCAACCGGAGTTACCGAAGACAGTGTGTTACCGCCAGTGGTGTAGCCGCTACCACTACCCAGCTCGTCGCTGCCAAGGTTGCTGTAGTTGGTCGTTGCAGCGCCAAACGTACCAGAACCCGCAGCTGCGGCTTTCAGCAGTGCGATCTTGAAGGTATCACCGGTCGAAGCGGTGAAGTTGTGTACACCCTTGAGCAGTTCAACTTTGAAGCTCGTGGGCATTGCGGTTGTAATGGAAATAGGCATCTCAGCTCTCCAGTAGTTTTACAAGTTCCGGGTGCCCAGCGGCTCGGAAACGGTTTGCCAACGTAGTGTGGTTGGACCTTACAGCCTGCTTCATGTAGTGAACTAGCACCCCACGAATCTCATCTTTGAACGCCTCAGCCTGCTCACGAATGACCGGGTGGCAGTTACCGCCCACTGAGACGATCTTGGCAAGCGCCTGCTCGGCAACTTCTTCTGGGGTAAAGCCACGGCCTGATACGCTCGTCGCCTTGATTTCCCCTAGCTTTGCGCCTGTTACGATACTGAACATCACACCACCTTGACTTTGACTTGGCCATCCCGGTACATGTCTTGACGCAACTTGCCATCGCCAAGGTTCTTCAGCAGTGCCACTGCCTGCACGTACAGCTTCTCGTACGTCGCAATCATATCGGGCTCACCTTTCTGGAACCGGATAGCTTCGATCAACGCACCGTTCAGCAGGGCGGAGTCAAACTCTGTACCTAGCCACGTAGTACCTGCTACCACGATTGACTCAGGGTAGATGGCAAAGTGGAGCTCTGCGGCGTAGTTGGCGTTGGGGGTCGGGCCGATGATAAACGTATTCTGGTCAAACACCGCGTAGTGCTTGGGCTGGCCCGTGCTCGATGGCGACGGGTAAGCTTCGCGGATGAAGTTGACGTCTTTGTTCAGCAGGTAAACGTAATCCCCGTCACCGTCAATCACTGCCAGCGAGTACACGTACAACATGCGGCTGGGCATCGTCAGATACTTGTTACCTGACGTGAACGAACCAGTCTGGTTTTTCCGAAGCGCGGGAAGCTCTACAGTCGCATACAGCTTCTGCTCCGCCTGCTGGGTGAACATTGCATACTGATCTTCAGTGAACGTCTGTTCACAGATATCGGCAATGTTTTGCTTCAGTTGTACGTAGTTCATACGTTACGCCATCGGACCCCGGGCCATAGTGCCTTTGGTAGCTGCGCCGGTACCGCGAATCTTCACGCCGCCGCCTTTCTTCATGCCGTGCATGCGCTTCTCGTGTGCCTTGACCTCGGTCTTGGCAATCTTCTTCGCGCCGACGTCGCCGCCTTTCTTCATCTTGACCATCTTGGTGCCACAGCTGGACTTGCCTTTCATGGTGCCTCCTAAGTGATAACGATCTTGACCGAGCCAATTGCCGGTATCAGCGCAGGTGTTGCGACTGGCAACACGAGCTCTCGGCTTAGCGGGTACCCAGTGAAATCGGGTCTTGGGTTACGGATAGCTTGTGGATCGCTGACCGGATACTCACCTAAATGCAGCTGGGGGTGGTCGGGGTTCCAGCATTCCGTACACGCGAGTATGTTCGTATTTTTGCCCTTGATAATCAAGGGTTGCAGCTCGCGCAAACGGTAGCGGAAACCGCACACATCGCACTCCGAGATCGCTTTTTGGCCCGAGGCGAACCTATTGGACACGGCTTACCTCGGGAACATGACACGCGGAACAAAGCGAACCGCTGCCTTCTCACGGTCTTCACCAGCGGCCAGCTCAAACTGACGCTCATACTCGGCCTGCAACATCGGCAGGCGCGGCATCAACTCGGGGTCTTTCTGGGCGATGTAGTACGCCAAACCTGCCACGAGGGTGGGGTAAAAACGAAAATTTATATCCGGTGTCTGTACCCCACTGCCTGCGTCCTGAATACGCCGCATGCGCCAGTAAATCAGTTGGTAATACGGGCTTCCCAGCGTGCCTTGGTCGGGGATGGGCCACACCGTGAACTTTGGGTTATCCCGGGCACGGTCAATATAAATCTGAATCGGGCGTCCCTGTGTCAGCTTGTTGGGAATACTTGAGTAAGTAGAGACGCTGATGCGCGATATACTGAGGTCTGACTGGGTGGAGTAGCTCCCCGCGCCAGTGCGTATCACGTGCTCCAACAGGTCAATGGTGTCGGCGGGGAGGTCGTAGGTGGCAGTGCCTTGAGCAAGGTTAATAGTCCCCTGCTCGATGGTCCACATGTTGATGCCACGGTTAGCAAATTCAATTGTCAACAGGTTCATTGACCGCCGGGCAGTACGTAAATCGTACCCTGATCGCATCTCCCGGCCAGCTCGCTCCCACGCTTCTTCAGCAACCTCAGTAAAATCTAGTTCAAAATTAGCCACACCAGAAGTAGTCATTTTAATCTCCCAAGCACCCAACCCCTACATCCAGCATTGTTTTTAGCTGCATAAGAGACTGCCGCTGAAGATACTTGTAGCGCGTTAGCAGCGTCACGTACAGTAACCCACGCACGTACCCCATGTTCTGGATGCTGCCCCAACACTGCCACCGCCGTGTGGTTGCTACCCCCTAACTGGTTGGCGCCTGCCCCGTAATGTGGGTTGCTAGGTCCAGCCCACACCCCCCGACTGCGCATAAGCTCCGCTTGCTTGGGTCGCTTGGTGTTTAAGTGTGCTCGGGCGTTATTTTTGGCAATTTTAGCCCTTACGTCCGGTCTTTTTGCCACGTTAGAAGTCCCCACCATACTCTGCGCATACGCGGCTTTAGCGTTTGCATACGCCCTACTACCCACCCGATCAGACATACGTGCCAACAACGTAAACGCTCGGGCCATTTGTCTGTTGCGGTAAATGCGCCATAAGAGCCTGTGAGCTACGTAATGTTCCCGAGGAAGTAAGTACACGAGATTACTGGGGGCGTTAGTCCCACCCATAGCTTTTGGTACTATATGGTGCCGTTCGGCGTACTTAGCGAGTTTCCCCCTAAGTTTGCACTTTTCAATCAAGGCGTTGTAAATTTGTTGGTAGTCCAAGGTGCTATTTCCTGTACGCCGCAGTCTTCTTGGCGACCTTCTTGGGTTGGGCTACAAACTGCTTGCCCTGTTTCTTACCAGCCCGCTTGGCCTTCGTAGTCGCCGCATACTCTGACGAGCTTAGGGCCTTGATAGCCGCCTCGGGCAGGTACCGCTCACCAGTCTTACTCGACGGCTTGCCTGACTTGGTCCGCCATTTCTGGTCGGTCCACTGCTTCAGTGATTTCTGAGGCGCTTTCATTCAAAGTCTTCTGGCCGTAACCCGGCCTCTTCCAACTCCATCGCATCGAGCTCTTCTTGGGTACCGCAGGTGCAGGGGCCTTCGTCGTGGATTGCACACACGGACGTATGCCCGTTTATCATTGGCTCAATGTCAATCACGATAACCTCCGCCAGCTTCTTTGTACTTTTTGGCCAGCAGCTGCGCTTTTCTCGCACTCCACTGCCCTGCCTTGGTACCCTGCGTAGCCTGTCCCTTGATCTGGTTGAACATGCGCTCGCGCATGCCGGGCTTGGTGTAGTTACCAGCCTCGTTGACCTTGGACTCTACCTTACCACCTTTCTTGAGGGCGGCACCGGGCAGTTTATCGGGGTTTACGGCCCCCATGCCTCGGCAGGACATCATGGCTTACACCATCTTGCCTTTGGTGTGGCCTTTTTTAACGACGCCATCTGCACGGGTTACGCTACCGCCTTTTTTGTAACCCTTGGCTTCCTTCTCTTCGTGCTTAATCATGGACTTCGGAGCGCCTTTCTTCTTCATGAATGACACTTCTTTGGCCATCATTTTCTTGGACTCTTTCATGCTGCCTCCTTCGGCAAATTTACGACCCTTGTCTGCTTTAACGTAGTCCTTCCCCACCGACTGTGGGATACCTAACCGCTTAGCCGCCTTGGGGTCGTTGGCGACCATAGCCATCAGGTTGTGCTGCGCTTTGCTCTTGGACGGCATGTCAGATCATGCGGCCCTTGGTATGGCCCTTTGTGCAAATGCCGTCACCACGGGTCACGCTACCACCTTTGGCATGGCGCTTGACCTTGCCGGTGTACACGGGATTCCCCGTACTCTCGGGGGGCATCTGGCCTGCTTTCCGCATTTGGCGCTCGATTTCCTCAATGGTCATCTGGCGCTTAGGGGCGTTGCGGCTCGCGGGCGGCGGGGTATCCGGCAGTGCATCAAAGTTTACTGCGTCATCCGGGCGATTACGGCGTGTCGTGCCGCCTTCTGCGTACTTTTTCATGTGGTTACCTTAGCAATTCCAAGCCCGCAGGCTTTTATTTATGCGGCTGTTGGGGTCTTTTGCTGCTTTAGACCCCGTGTTTTTGGCCTTCATCCCAGACATTCTGGCGCAAAAAGACTTGCGCCGAGCGGCGTCCTTCGTGGTTTTCGGCTTCGGCGCGGGGGGTTTCAGGTTCATACCTTCTGCCTTGGCAGACGCACGTCCCTTAGCGTTCAAGCCGCCCTTGGGGTTTTTCCCTTCCTTCCTAGTCCACGCCGGAGATTTAGCCACAGAACACCGTTATCTTAGTAACTTCGGTCAACGTCAACACGGCATAGTCGTTTACCCCGCCACGCGTGGTCAGGATACCTTCCGCCGGCACAAACAGACTATCTGCAAACGCAGTAGCGCCCGCAGGTGTGTCCAACTGCAACAGCGTAACGCCCGAAGGGCCGTTCAGACTGAACTTAACTGACCCTGCGTTTGTAGTGCCTACATAGTACAGGCTCTTGATACGCGTACGGGGGAACGCAATCGAGCCCGTCGTACCAATACTCACGGTACCTGCCGAAGCACCACTTGCCGAGATGCCCTGCACAGAAGTGTAGAAGTTGGTAGACGTTGCTGTAGTTGCGTTAGCGCCGGTAACTACTTCGGTTGTAATAGTGCCTGTTAGATCGCCTACTTTCACACCGCTAACGGTAAACGTAATACCGCTGTCGTTGCCTGTCGAAGTAAAGACTAACTTATACCCCGTACCGCTGATCGACACGTTGTTGGTCAGAAGCGTCAAGGCCCCTGCGCCAGCAATACTTGTAGCGGCCCTAAGCAGTGTGGCGCTTGTAGAGGGCGTAATAGCCCAGATATCACCCTGCATAACCTACCTCCTCAAATGGACCTTACTGGTCAGCAAAGGTCGGTGCAGTTGCGCTTACTACGGTACCAAACACCTGATAGGTCGTTGCGCTCGTACCAACAAACGTGACGTTCATGGCAGCGGGTACGTTGACCTGCATCTTGCTGTTGGAGTTACCGTCGGAATACACCATGGATACTGCGCTAGTGTCGGTGTCGGTGAATACAACGCCGCCTACAAAGTAGCGAAGGTCAGAACCAGTGGTGAAGATAGCGTCGTGGCCATCAGCTGCGCCACCGCCGTAAATGAAGTTGAACACTGCGCCCGCTACCGGGGTGGGCAGCGTGTAGGTGCGATCAGCCGAAACGTCAGGAGTGATGTTTACTACGCCAGAGTTGGCGGCGGTGGTGATTGCGGTGTCCGCGTTGGGCAGGGCAACAGGGGCCAGACCTGCGTTGTTCAATATAGTAACAGCGCCAGTGGTCGGGTTGATCGAGATGTTCTGGAAGCCGTTCTGCGACCGGACGGGACCTGTAAAGGTAGTATTAGCCATTGCAAATTCCTCTCATGCGAGTTGAGGGGGCAGTCTGCATGACGTCGGCCCCGGGGCCGTCTGCCACCCAAATGTTCCGGGATTGGGGCCTTTA